AAGAATGTATCTGGTGAATCTATTTCCTCAATTACCTTTTCATAATCCTTACTACTTATCATAACACCTTTCAATTTATTTTTATAAAAATCAATATTTTTAAATGTTGAAAAGGGATTGGAGTATTTATAAATACGATTACTCTCTCTTACTGGGATAGAACTAAAACCGTTACAAAATAGTATTTTACTACAAACCAATCTTTCTATTATATCCTTACTGTTTTTATGGGTTTCATAGTAATGCTGTATTTTATCAACTGTATCCAAGTGTTGAGGATATAAACTTGTATTCAAGGGTGCTTTTTTCAATAACCGTAAATAGTCAGTTATTCTTTTATCTAAATCGTTAATCGAGGTTCTCTCACCATTAGGGATATTCCAAAATACTGAACCAGAACCAAAGAATGGTTCGCAGTAGTTTTTATACTCTGGTATATATTTAAATATCTCTTCTAATAAAGTCTTTTTTGAACCTTCACGACATAGTGGTGCTTTTTCAATATGTTCCATATATACTACACAACAAAAAAAGGAGGCTAATTACAAAATCTTTTGCCAGACATAGATACATTCACCATATTTGGTTATTTGTCTTGAAAACTTTACAAGTGGTAATTTTATAAGGCATTCACCTAGAACTTTTACACAAACCCTTTCATATATGGTTATAGGGACATTCAAACAATAATAGCCTCCTTGAGACAAGTGTTGATATGTCTTTTCAATAATTGGTTGATAAAACTCTGTTTCCCATTCTTCCTTTGTTCTCTTTTCAGTTCCAACATATAATTCAATATTGTAATAAGGTGGACTTGTAAATACCATATCATATTCTAATTTTGAATAGTCTATTTTCAAAGCGTCCGTAAAATACAATTCTATTTCTGTCTTTGAGTGGTTTCGTAAGAATTCTGACATTAATTGGTAGGGTCTCTCCAATTCTGGATTTAAATCAACACCGATATATTTTTCAATATTCAAAGCACACGCACCTACTAACCTCCCACCCCAACCCATAGTAAAATCCAATACACACTTTGGTTTAAATTGTGTATAGATTTTCATAGCGTTTATCGGTTTGAATATTGATACTGAACCGTAATACATTCTGAATACTTGATTCCATATTTCCGTCTCACACAAATAAGGTTTTATTCTTTTTATATAATTAAAGGTTTTTTCGTTTGAACCCTTTTTGTATTTTTCCAAGTTCTCTATAAACTCAAAAAAACTTATTCCTTTAAAACCTTTTGTGTTTAGTCTTGGACAATATGTAAAGTAGTCAACAACCTTATTTCCGATTCGTGATAACGGTTTCACTTGTTCTAAATCCAAAGTCTGTAATTTTTTAAACTCTGTGAGAACTTGTTCTATTGTTATTGGTTTTAATGTTTTTGCTATTTCTTCCATATACTTTTATGGAGAAACTTCTTATGCGTATAATCCATTACCCATTAACATTGGGTCAGTAATTGGAATACGACTGCGTGGTGGTGGGACTGCTCCTCCTTTCATAGAACGTATTTGTCTCATATGTTCTTTTGCTTCTAGAGAACCTTTTGGAAATCTTCCCTTTCTTGGTTTCTTTAATCCTAAACCAACTTTATTACCAAGAGCTTTGGCTGCTTGGTCTCCTAACATAGTTCCAGCAGTTCCGGCAGCGATTCCGGTTAGTGGTCCAGATAAAGCACCTAATGTTGAACCAATTGTTCCAGTTAAAGCCGGAATACCAGAGTGAATTAAAGTTCCAGCAATATCACGTCCTAATTGTGGATTAAAAGTATCTTTAAATCCTTGTTCGATTGTTCCTCCGGGTTTAAATACATTCTCGACTGGTTTAAAAGTATCTCTGATTTTTCTACCTAAATTTCTGAAAAAATCTCCAATACCTTCTCCTTCTTGAAGGTGGTGGTGGTGGTGGTGTAAAACTCCATGACCGTCCATATGTGTATGTGTCACAGTAATTCTATGACCGTGTGGTAAACAATGTTCTGGCATTCCAACACCAAGAGTATGTCTTGCGTCTTGAACTAATCCGTCGGCATACATAGCGTGTGATATTTTACGTGGCATTCTATTATAATATTAAACAATATTTTATTTTTTACAGAGAACTCACTAAACTATTTTTATCCCACTTCCTTCCATAGTCACTCCTTTCACTTTTTCACCAGTTTGTTTGTAAAAGATAAGAGTATATCTTGTTCCTTTAAACGGTTCTGTTCTATGTGGATATATTGCCCCATTAAATCCTAAAAGTGTATTGTGTGTATCATATAACTTTGGCTTCCCTTTTTCATATATATACAATCCACCACCAGTATAATCACCTAACATTGTAATAAACCCTATTCCATTATTATATTTATCTGTGTGTTTTTTTGCTTTCAAGTTCTTATTTACTGTTATGATTTCATATTCAAACCCAGTTGGTAAAATAGCATTAGCATATTCAACTATAGATTGAAACAACTCTGGATAATTGGTATTTGCTTTGAATTCACCGTTTGACCGAAACTTTCTTTTTCCAGCTCCAAAAGAGAAAGTATACCCTTTTCCTATTACTGCTTCTCTCCCCCAGTCTGTCTTTGGTATTTTTACCTCGTTTAAAAGACTGACTATTTTACTCTGTAATTTCTGTATTTTTTCTGTATGAGGTATCGTATCTACTATAATGTCATTGCTCTCTGTATCTATAGGTTCTGTGATTTTACCACCAGTAATGGGTTTTCTTTTTAATACGAACTCGGTCATTCCATTCGGTCTTGTTTTTATATCTCCATAATTTCCATAAACCTTTTTCAGTTTTTCACTTGCTATACGCATAGGTTCAAGTCTTTCATTAAAAGTTCCTAATCCACCGTTTGAACCATAATATTTGGTTTTGAATGATACTCTATTAAACCTTACCACCTTACCGTCCAAAATATAATACTTTAATGTTCTCTCTACGTCCTCCTTTTGTCCGTTTTCTCTTGTTAATTCCAATTTGAGTTTTTTATTATGCGGTCTATTGATTATACCATATAATGCTCCTACGATATATTTCAAGTCTATTGTGATTTCAGCACCTTTCAAATAAAAAGGGTTATTCACTGGATACACACCCCATATACTTGATTGTTCTTCTTTACAAGTTTTAAAAGCATATTTGAAAAAGTAATCCAGAGTTTTACCTTTGAATAGAGAACTATGGTTTAAAAATACTTCTTCTATATCGTCGTCCATAAATACTATCTCTTGTCCTTCTCCAAAATATTCCTCAGCAAACTCCCTCTGTGGAACTAAACCCTTTTTACCTACTACAATCTTATAACTTGATTCTATGAATTCTTTGTATTTTTCATATTCTTCCTCAATAACAAATATGTAAATCTTCTCTCTTGGTATACGGTTTTCTTGTAGTGTTTTCAGAGTCTTCGTTCGCAATTCATTCGGACGGTTATAACTCGGTATTGCTATCACATAATCGTTTTGGTTCGGGGACGATATTGAACCCCCCGTTAGTTTAAAGAATTCCCGTGTATTCCTACCCCTTGTTGTCCTACTACGTCGTCAGAGTATCTATTTCTTATATCATTAGCAAGGTTTCTATGTGTATCTGAACCGACGACATTATGTAAATTAGCAGCGTCATAAAGAAACTTTCTAAGAGAAGGTAAATCATAAGGGTCTCTTCCTGCTTGTTTTTCTTTTAAATATTCTATCGCTACGTTAATTGTATTTTCAGCGATTTGGTCTTGTGCTTTCCGTCTGGCCTTAAAAATATTAGGTCTTCCGTCAGTATATAAATAATTATCCTTATATACGCGTGGGTCATAGCGGTCGGTATGGTGGACTATCTCGTTTAATCTTCTTAATATTTCTTCTGCTAATGCGTCAAAATTAGGGTCTGTTGGTTTTAATTTCTTGTTATTAGTATCACGAGTATAGGGGAAAAATTGGTCTCTAAGTTCGACAGCTTTAAAAACGTCTGTAGAAAGAGCGCCACCTTGTCCACTATGATAATAATGGTGGTGGTGTTGTTCTATTCCACTTCCATTCAGTTCTGTTTGTGCGTCTTTTATCTTCTTATCCAATCCTTCCATATATGTTCTATGTTGCTCTTCTGCTTCTCTTCTCTTTTGTTGTTCTGCTTCTCTTTTCTTCTGTTCTTCTGCTTGTCTTTTCTTTTGTGTGTCCATTACCTTACCTAAAAGACCCGGTCCACCAAAACCAAAACCACTACCTTTTTGTTTTGCCCTTTTCTCTTTCAATAATGCTTCTAATTCTCTCAATTTTTGTTCTTTTCCTTCTTTCGAGTTCTCAAATATCCTCTTCTCTTCCTTCATTCGTTTTTCCTTTTCTTCTGGGGTTTCTCTCAATTGTCTTTCTAATTCTCGAATCTTATTTTCCAATCCTTGAACTCTTGATTCTGCGTTTTGGGCTCTTATACCACTATCACGAAGTTCGTTTTGGTGTTTGTTGTGTTGATATTGTCTATCGTTTTCTTCATTCCTTCTTCTGTTAAAATCGTTTGATTGATTAATTGCTCTATTTCGTTCTGCTTCTCTATCTCTTTCTTTTTGTATTCCTGCTTGTGTATCTCTCATACTATCTTGTAAATTAATCCATGAACGAAGAACTGGGTCTCCATAATCATTCATACGACCTCCAGACATATGTTTCTTCTCAATCACATTCAAATAGAAACTTGCTCTCTTTCTTGTTGTTGCTTGAAACTGACTTGGATTTGCCAATATATGTCTTGCGAACTCGTCCAAACTCTTTATACTTGGATTCTTACGGTGATATGCTTTGAATTGTTTAGTGAATGAACCCCAATTCAAATGCTCATAATCTGGTAATTCTCCTCCTTTGATTTTTCCACCTTGTTGAATAATATCAAAAGTCTTTCCCAAATCTGTAACTGTATCCGTGAATCTCTTATACCAATCCATACCTTTGAATATTTCTTTTGTATCTTGTTTTACAAAGGCTCGTGTGTTTTCGTCTCCTAATTGAGAACCTCGAACTAAATACATTACAAAGCACTGACAATTATTATTTTTTGCCGAGTATCCATTAAAGGTATCCATACTTCCAGCTTGTTTGATTCCATTATCAAATAACTCTCTCAATGTTATTGTTTTACCATTCAATGATAAATTCAATGTTTGAGTATCCTTGGAGAGTTTTGGTTCTCCTTTTCTCAATCTTGGAACTGCCTCCTTTTCAGTCGTGAATGTTCCCTTGTTTGTATACAATATCAATCCCAAGTGAAATAATGTATCATAAGGTGATTCTGCCACCTTTTTATTGAATGCTCCTAAACTGGTTATATTTAAAGCAAATCGTAATGCCCCAGACAAAGGGGTTCGAAATATCACTGCCCTTTGAATTACTGCGTCTCCGTCTTTTTCGAGTAATTTTTGAACGTCTGGTGGTAATCCCTTACGACCATATAGTAACGTTGGTGTTGCCTTTATCAATTTACCCAATGTCGGAGTTGTCAACGGATTTCCTAATAAAAAACTCATATATACTTGTCTAATATTTTTTTTGAGACTATTGATTTTGGTGTTAAAAGTCTTAATTCATAATAAGGTGTTGGTTTCACAGAGGGTGAATCTGTTATAGACCAACGTTGGTGTTGGTGTGTTGTTGTTGTGTTATTACATTGTGTATATCCCCACATTAAAACAAAACTGGTGAAAAATCCAATCATTCTATAACCTATATACAGAAATTATTCACTTGAATCACTTGGGTCACTTTGATTACTTGGTGTATGTGGAATAACCAGACTAAAACTTTTGGTATTCCCCCTTTCGTTTATTGGTATTAAAACGTCTGCTAATTTCTTTTTCAATAAATTGCTTTTCTCAAATAACTTCAAATATTCACCATAACAATTATCTAAAAAACTGTGTGCGTCTGTATTACGGTTTACGCTTTCTAATTGTAACATTCTATATATATTTATAGAGAGCGTGTAATAATCTTTCGAAACACTCAATTCCAGTTCCATTGTTTGTTGTATACTCAAATACAATTCCAATGAACTAATAACACCTATTACCAAATTAATCAAACAAGTTGCTACTGATATGGTCTGTTGTTCCAAATATGGTTGTAAGCCCACAGAAATTACAGACGCAAACGCCGAAATCACTATTATCGGAACTCTGAAATAAGACAACAAGTGTTTTGTCTTGTGATATTCTCTCTTATGAGCCTTTGATAATGTGATACAATTCGTTCGGATTTTTTCCAACAAGTTCTCTATATCTACAGTCCAGTTGTTAGAAACAGTATGATTGCTAATATTGTTGTTGATATTGCCACTATTATTTCCGTCCATATATATACACCTATCTTTTTTCTTGAAATTTTTATAAAAAATAACTTGGATTCAGATATTCCACTAATCCCTTTCTAAACTTATGATTCATATCACTTGACTCTATATCTATTATCAATGGTGAGAACTTTTCTTGTGTTGCGTATTGATACATTCTTACCAATTGGTCTTTGTCTTGAACACCTACCGAATTCTCCTTCAATATTGTCTTTAAATCTCGGTCTCCACTTATCTTCAATATTATCAAGTAATTACAGTTATTACGTATTACCTTTGGTATTTGGTAGTAGTTCTGAGCCAAATACATTATACTTATTGACTTCTTACGACAACGGATATAATATTCACATACTCTTTGTTGGTCTTTTTCCAATTGACAATCGTCCACTATTACCAACGTGCTATTATCCTTATCTGCCTTATCCAATGGCGGTAAATTATGTAGTCCCTCTTTTACCACTATACTATCAGACCTTGACGCTAAATATTTATACAAAGGTTCAGTAGCGTCTTTACAAATTATAGTTATATGACTAAAAGTTCCAGCACCCATACAAAATATTCGTATCAAATTCGTTATGAAATTAGTCTTACCACTTCCACTCGGAGCAACCACACATGCTCTAAACGGTATATCAAAATTATGGTGCTGTTTATTTGGGTTATCCAGTTTCTTATCTAAAAACTCTTTTGGGATATGTTCGTAGCAATTCACTATTTTAGATACCTCTATATTTTCTGCTTTTGGTTTTCTTGGCATTATATAATTAAGATAGAAAAATATATTGTAATATTATAACAAAGAACAATGTCCGCATATCCACCACCAACTGAAAACGTTCCTATATTTAATCCAGTTTACTACACCTCACCAGTTGCTACAAGCACTATCAATAACCTAGCAAGATACTTCTTGGAATTCCCAATCGCACAAGGAACTGAATATTTTACAAACGCTTCTTTTAGTCAGTTTCCTACTTGTTCTGCTACTGCTCTTCCAAGCAACACAAATAACACTCAATTAGCAACGACTGCTTTTGTCCAGAGTGTTGCCAGCACCATTAGTGGGTTACAAACATTAGTCATTAGTTCTCAACCTTCCAATCCTTACATATTAACACAAATATACAATTGGGTTGTTATTGGTGTTACACCCGGAACGGTTTTTACCTCAACCACTATTTATCTCCCTTATTTAAATTCTGGAGGTATTCCTGCTGGAACACAAACCATAATTCGAAACAATACTACTGTATCTCAAACTATTTCTATTAACTCCAATTACTACACATTCCAATATATAGTTGGTAATTCGAGTAATACACAACAAAACACTATTACACTTAATGCTGGTGGTTCTGTAACATTAGTATTTCAAGGTGCTGGTAATACCTCGATTGGTGTTTGGTATGTTATTGGAGTATAATCCAATTTTTTATCTCTCTGTTAATTATATAATAATGTCTCTAACAGATAAACAATTATGGACTTTAGCAAAACGTATGAATATACCTCTTGTCTTTTGTGATTTCAAAGATTGTTTAGCTAATGAAAAACTTCAATACAACAAGTCTTATATAATTAATATGGAAGACGAATACGACGCAAACGGACTATTAAACGGAGGTTCTCATTATACTTGTTTCCAAGTCTTTAAATATCCAAATGGGAAAATAGAAAAAGTATACTTTGATTCATTCGGTGTAGCACCGCCAGAAGTTGTTGTTAAATTTATGGGTGGTGGTCATATTCCATATAACAAAAAAGATATTCAATCTCTCATGAATGAAGCGTGTGGTTACTACTGCCTTGCCTTCCTATATTGGATAAACAATAAACACGAATATAGTAGTGGTCACCTTGCTACTGATTGTTCTAACTTTATCGACCTTTTCGAGGATTTGAATATCAGTCACGATTTCAAAAAAAACGAATACATTCTGAAACACTTTTTCCGTTCAACTGACCCAGAATTACGTAAACCTATTTCAGTTCAAGAAATCAACCATATTTCCGATAAACAATAAATAAATTATTAATTTCAAAATATAAAACTTGAAATTAATATCTGTATATAATATATAATGCCTTTCGGACAAGAAGATTTTGTTGGTAATACGCTCATTAAACTCACCGTCATTATTAACCATAAAATGGGTAATCCTCTATTATCCAGTTTTAGAGATTTAACCACTGGAAAACAAAAAAAATTCAATAAACTAATGAATGAATATATCTATAATGATTTAGCAAATTGTAATGACTGGGAAGAAAAACTAACTGCCGATTTTAACGACCTCGTAAACACAGAACTACTCCATGAGAAGTTTCAACCTGAAAAAGTCACAGTTCCTATTCTTGTATCCAAACCAGAACTGCTAATCACACCAGAACAAAAAGAGTTTATTGAATCCGACCCAGAAGCAATCAAATACGATTTTTCAAAGGATTTCACTATTAAAGAGAACACAGAATAAAACAACTATAAATAAAATAATATATCTACTTTATTTATATAATAATGAATCCAAAAGACATTCACACTGCTTTAGACGCTGTCAAGTATAGAGAGCAATACCTCTCCAATTTAGCATTAGAAGCAAGTAATAACCAAAAAAATTACAACGCAAATGCTATCTATAAAAGCACTGGACAAACCCCAACCCAACCTCCAGACCTCCGTTCCCTTTCTGATAAAATGGCAGATATTGAGAACCTTAAAATTCAATTATCCACTCGTTTGAAGGAACTCACCGACGGTTTTATCGCCAGTTCAATTGTTGCCGACCTCAGTCCAGACGAAATAACCTTTGCTATTCAACAATTCCCTTATATACTCACTATATTGAAACCACGATATGCTCTAGGAGTTCCAAAAGAAGTATTTATCAAGTTTTTGAGAGAAATAATGAAAAAATTCCAAATATCCAATGGTGTCGAATTTGGATTACAACAAACCACCGGTGAAGACGTATTAGCGTCTTTGAAAAATATACAGAATGTTATTACAAGTCCTGACCAATTAGATATCTTAATTGGAAAAGTTCAAGGATTCCCAGAAAACGCCTATAAAAACGCAACTATTGAGAGGATAAGAGATTTGAAAGATATGTTATTGACAAACCAAGAAATAATAATTATTAAGAGTATTGACCCTATTACTCGTGCGGGTCTCTTACAAGCTATCAACCAAGTCTACAATACCCTACCTTCTAAAACCGATATTGAACGTATTGATAACGAAATCATTACCGTCGTCCGTAATTCTGGTCTATCTCTCCAAGAAGCCGGAAGACTTGAAGATTCTATTATACAAATGATTCAAATCCCAGAGATAACAAAAGAGAAAGCAAAACAAATTAAAGAAGCAATACGACGTGGAACACCAACTGAACTACGTCAAGTTCAATACAAAAAATACTTTGGAGATTATACCCCAGAAGAACAAGAACAAGTCAACACAGATATTTATCAATTGATTGAAACGTTTAGACTATCAACCAATGACCCAGAAAAAAAAAAAGAAGTAGCCAAAGCTATTAATGAGTATTTTAAAAGTGTCGGTATTCCAAGTATTAGTTTCAGAACCTCACATGATACTATTCGAGGTAAATTTGAAAAATGGAAACTTGAAACTGGTAATATGCGTTCCGAACAACCACCGGAAGAAATGTATGAATCCTCCGAACCAGTAAAATCCGAACCAGTAAAAACAACAGGTTCTGGTCTTTCCAAAAAAACAAAGAAACCTATTGATAGAATGGAAGGTCAATACGAAAAACCAAAAGCATACAAGCAATTTGGACGATATCTTATCCAGAAACATAAACTATCCGATAATATCCTTATGATTAAGAAACTCTGTGGTGCTTCCATTCCAGAAATTCCAACCGAACGCGTATCCGAAAAATTAGCCGAAATTATCAAATCTATGTATAACGGTCATAAATTAGAAGTCGATTCTTTGAACTCTCTCAGTAATTCCGATAAAAAGAAACTAAAACAGATTGTCCGTATTTGTCAATTAGAAGTATCTGTCCCTAATCCAGACCTTACTCAAGAAGAAAAAGAGAACCGCCGATATGAAGTCTTATCTGGTGAAATACGTGCTGGTAATGATAGTCCACAAGTTGCCAAAGAGTTGAAACAACTTATTATCAAGTTCATATCCGACGGTCGTCTTCCACGTAGACAAGCCCACGAGGTCCTTATGGATTTAACCGCCATGGGTCATTAACCGGGGAGTATGGGGGGAGTATTTGAAAATAACAATTTACTTGTTTTTTTTGTTAAAATCCTTGAATTTTTTTCAAGGAAAAAAACAAGGAATTGTTAGACTGATATGCTGTGAAAATTTTCAAATTGCTCTTTTTTTTGTTGAGTTTCAGTAAGGAATATCCACAGATATTTTTAACGCAAAAAACAAGAAAATGTAAATATATATAGTATTCTATATATATGAACCTTTATAACGGAGATTGTTTAGTTGAATTGAAAAAAATACCAGATAAATCGGTTGATTTGGTTATTTGTGATTTACCTTATGGCATTACTTCTATTAAGTGGGATACAAAAATAGATTTGGATAAGTTATGGGTTGAACTAAAAAGAGTAGGTAAAGAGAGAACACCCTTTTTCTTTTTTTGTAATATGGGTTTTGGTTATGAAATTATAAAGTCTAATGAAAAGTGGTTTAAATATGATATGGTATGGGTGAAAAACCGTTTGAGTAATCCATTAACAACAAATAGTAGATTTGGAACAGCACACGAGAACATATTAGTATTTTACAAAAAAGCACCAGTATATAACTACCTACAATACCATAAAAAAATAATACCAAATACAAATAATACTTATGATTGTAAAAACCGAATAACAAATTCTGTAATTATAGGACATAAAAAAGAAGTTTATGAACCACGATTACCATTATCAGTAATAAGAACAGAAGAACCGATTGAAGAAGGTGAAGAAATACCACCCTCTATTATTGAGTGCGTTAATTTATCAAAGAATAATAATAAAACACAGCAACTAAAACCGACTGAACTTATTGAGAAGTTATTGAAATACTTTTCTAATGAAGGTGATACAGTTTTAGACCCTACTATGAATACTGGTTCTACTGGACTTGCTTGTAAAAACCTTAACAGAAAGTTTATAGGTATTGAACTGAATAAAGAACTATTTGATATTGCTGTGGAGAGATTAAAATAAAATATCTGGATATATTATAAAATGAAATACCTCTTTTTTTCTTAATATACCCGGAAAACCCCCCCCACACCACCCCCTTGGGTTAGAAATTTGGTTTTAAAAGTTTTTTGAGAAATTGAAATTGGACAAAATTTTAGGGGGTCGCGCGTAGTATATAGGAAAGACTTTTGAAAGTGTTTTGGTTGTTGGTGGGGGGTGTGTGAGTGGTTTTTAGTGTGGTTGAAAAAAAAAAGAAATAGTGATTCTCTTTATAAGGGAATATTATAAGGGGAATATAATTAGTATTTATTAAGAATAATACCATAGGTATCAATATGTATTTTTACTGAATTGTATTTGTTTGTAAATTCATAGGAATGAATCGCAGTTTCAAACTCGTATACATTACTAGTTGTTATTATGAAATCAATTCTCTTTATTTCGGAATCTGAAAAGTCGGTTTGTAGTAAATCCGATATGTATTTATTCTTTGGAATTACTCTTGAAAAATCAGAGAAAAGAGAACATAGTTCGTCATAGTTGTATTGATTGAATTCACTTTCTAATGATTCTATTCGGTTTTTCATATGTGGTTTTGATAAGTTATGATATGAAACCGCATTACTTGTATTTACAATATCCTTATTACAAATTTCACAGTGGTGAAACTGTGGTTTTTCTTCTTTTACAATACCATTCAATTTATTAAAGTGTTTTTTAGTGCGTTTATGGTCTTTTAACATAACACGTGGAATAGTCTCTCCACATTCACAAGTAATGAATTCTGGCTTTTCTTCAATACCATTCAATTTATTAAAGTGTTTCTTAGTGCGTTTATGGTCTTTTAACATAACACGTGGAATAGTCTCTCCACATTCACAAGTAATGATTTCTGGTTTTTCTTCTTTTACAATACCATTCAATTTATTAAAGTGTTTTACTGTTCTTTTATGGTCTTTCAATGAAATTCTAAGAACATTCTCTCCACATTCACAAGTAATGAAATCTGGTTTTTTACCCTTTTCCAATTCTTCGAGTTTTTCTTGTTTCTTGAGAACAATAATATCTTTCAGTTCTTTTATGAATGGAAATACCAAATTTTCTTTAAAAATACGTATCTTCTCTTCATATTTACTTTGTAATTCTTTTTCTGCTTTCTCACAAAGGTTATAAACAAATTCTTCTTCATTTATAAAATCAACAGTCTCTTTCTTGTATTTTTGAAATAACTCTTCTCTTTCATAAAGAATCCAATTCTTATATTTTCTCTCAATATCGGAATAATCCAAATCAATTAGGGTTTCTTGTAAACGTTCTAATTCACTGATTGTTCCTTCTTTTGGATTGTATTTGCTGTGAAGGTCTCGAAGCGTAAGAGCAGAAAACGCTGGTTCGTCTAAGATTATAAAATCTACCATTTATATTATATAATCAGATTTTTTTTAAATACTTTTTCCTAAATATATTACCCCCACCACCACCACCACCCGGCCCCCGGGGTCCGATTGAAACCTTCTAATCAAGTTTTATATAAGTTTGTTCTTGTTTAGTGCTTGAACCCATATCAGACATATCTTTTTCAAGTTTCTTTTGTTGTTCGGAGTGAGAGGCGTATTTATCTGTTAAAAATCCGTGTCTCAAAGCATTCACACTAACCTTTTTACCGAATATCTTATTGAGTCTTTGATTGAGCTTAACACTGGATAATTGGTTCATATTGGAATCGAAAAAGAGATAATCTGTAGGATTCTTTAAAATCCACTTACCAAGAATGGTTTTAAGAGGTTGTGGACACGCGACTTTTTGCTCACCGTAGAATTTGGCGGTTTTATAGGAATTGAAAACCAAGTTGTTTTTATCTAAATAGTTGTCTTTTTCACGGTCAATATTTTTGATTTTGAAATTAACAAAATCGAGAGAACGTCTAGGAGGAATGAAAATACCACCCAAAACGGAGAGCAATACAAAGTTCTGTATTTCTTGAAGGTCACTTATTGTCGGATTCTTCTTTTTGTATAAAAGGTCAGAATCACGTTTGTATTCTTCCCATAGTTCTTTGATATCGTTGGTATTTACCCAATTTTCCTTTTGTGTTTCTGTTTTCTCTTGTTTTTGAATATCATGATTGTATTCTTTGATATCTTCTAACATAAGGTTTCTGTATGCTTTGTTTTCGGTAATAACAACTAAAGCACTTAAAACAGTTTTTCTTTTATTACAAGGTAGTTCTCTCAAATAGTGGAGAACCTTGTCTGTTTCTTCAAAACGGTTGACTGAAAATTCGTGGTCGCCAAATACGTTTTTAAAAAGGTTCTTTAGAATACTTGAATAGGTGGTGATACTGGATTCTGATAAACTGGGACGTTTGTGTCTTATTACTTCACGGATTTTTTCCATAAGATTATACTTTATATTTAGAAATAAATCTCTAAATTAAAAACAATATTTAGTATAAATCGTAATTTAATAGTTAAGTTAATTTTGATATAAATAAAATATTTAGGGAATATATAAGAATGTCAAAACGATTTTCAGAAAGTGCTTACGCCTATGGAAAAAGAAAGGAAATAGAATACCTACCAGTGCTTGAAAATTTCTTTGGAGAGAAGATAAGACCAGCAGAAGACGAAACTTGTGAATATGATTTTATAGGGGAAAGTGGAAGAAAATATGAATTGAAAAGTTCTCCAAAATATTCATTCAAACCTTATGTCCCAGTTATAGACCAACAAAAAGTAAAGTCAAATAAGAAACACCAAACCACTTTTGTATTTGCTTTTGTGAATCCAGAGGAGTTATACTATATAGAATATGATAATGACCTTTTTTTCAATAAATTCAAGTGGGAGACATTAGGATTAGACAGAGGATACATTAACGAAATAGTAAGAATACCGCATGAATACTTGAAACCAATACCTATGTTAAAGCACTGAAACCTATGATTGTGATATAGTTGTTTGTTCCGTCATAAACAGAAAATAATTGTGTTCTATTTCCAGCACTAATAGTAGTAGTTCCTGAAAAATCAAAATACGAATTAGCACCAGCACTAACAGCCGAAATAAGAATATCGCCTGCTGTGTTATTTACCAAGAATATATTGATAAAAGACCCTACAATAAAATTGGTATAATTGAAACTTGTAATATCGTCTGTAAGTTCGTATGTTCCTACCCCTAATGTCAATTGATTACAATCTATCGTAAGTTGTCCAGCACTGAAAGTAAAGTTTAATGATAAAGGATTATTTAATTTCGCAGTAAGAACACCACCAGTAGTAATGGATAAACTCTCGGTTGTGAGTGTAGATATATTATTGTTCGAAGTGTCGTTTAATTGTAGGTGTGTTTGTGTTAATTCACTCTCGTAAATACCATTCAAATAGTCTACATTATATAACCCTGTTTTATCCAGTAAGACATAGTTATTTGTAGCAAGGTCGGCAACATTCACACCTGTTCCAATAAAACCAGTAGTATTTTGTCCTATACCAACTACACTATTCTGTGCTACATTCGTAATAATAGTGCTGTCTTGATTTATAGAAGTTGTATTAGGATTAGCATTCGTGCTGTCATATAGATTGATTGAATTATTGCCGTAGTCCGTATAAAACCAAGTTTGAAGAGGGTCTGTTGGTCCGCCACCTTGATTTTTAAACTGTAAAGACAATAAACCGTTAGGATCTGTTGCTACTGTGATATTTTGTTTATCATGAAAAGGAGTTTCATTCTGTATAGTCATATTACCACTACCTAATATTGAATAACTGTTTGTATTTCCGTCGGTTAATTGTATCAATCCTGAATATAACTGACTTCTTGTATTTGTGCTTGTATCACGAACGGTTATTGTTTGATTGCTTAAATTAGTATAATTAGTATCATTCACTCGTGTTATGTCTATAGTGTCGTTTATCTTTATTAGAGATAATGGATTATTGCTACTATCTAAATAGATATTAGGTATGAAAAGTCCGTTTGGTATATTAATACCTTGTGGAGTATAAGCTAATGGTTGTGCGTTGTTGGAAATATCATAATAGAAAAAAATACCTTTACCAGAGTGTTGAACTCCTGATATAAGATTGGTGGAAGGGTCAGTATATTTTGCGAATAATTGAGGGTGTGTTCTATCTGATTCTGCGTAACTCATTAATATATATTAGTGGATATATATTAATTTAAGATAAACTAAATCCAAGAGACCTTGCTACAAATTGGTTGACATAATTATCGGAAATTCCCCAATTTTGATAATCAGACCCAGACATAATAAGGGTTTTACATTCAATAAACTTTTTATCAGAGTCAAAGAGTTTTACTAATACGGTTGCTTGTGAGTTTAATACAACAGAGATAACCTCTACACTAAACGAGGCAATATGCTTAACAGTAGTTTCAGTATATGGGACAATAGGAATAAAAATAGGTCTATTCATTATATATAGTGTGTTAGATTATTTTTTAGAGTTCTCTGCTTTTTCTCTTATAGATTTTGGGATAATTGCTTTTAAATCTCGAATAACGAGGATAAAGGTCATATTAGGGTCAAGGAGTTTAATTGGAGTATAATCAGACCCAAGTATTTGAAATCTTAATTGGTTATATGTTCCACCTAACAACTTGTTCCAAGCAAACTGTGGAGGTGTGATAGAAATAAGAGAACCAAAACTAACATTAGGTGAGACACTGTAAAGAATACTATTTGGAACTGCATATTTATTGAGGATATTAGAACTGGATATGAAAATACTTGGATTAGGTTGGACCTGTGGAGAAGTTGTGCTTATTACACTATATCCAGTAGGAGAGGTTTGTGTTGGTGGAACAACAGAGTATCCAGTTGGAAATCCGACAATCAAATTAAACTTACTAGTGGTTGGGATAATGAAATTAGGAGCAAAAGAAGCTTGTAATGAACCAGTTGGGAAATTACTTGGAAGAGACCAACCAGTTGGAAGACTTGCTGGAGTAGCAAAACCATTTATCTGAACGGCATAAGAAGAAGGATTCAATACCATTTCTAAATAGTAGACATACTGCCCACTTGAATTAATGATATATGTTCCATTCGCAATCATTTGACTTTGTAGATAGGCGTTTAAATCAGATATTTGATAAAGACCGTTTGGTATTACTACTGTATAGGTAAGAATAGTATTTGACCCATTCCAAGTATATTTAAAGGTATTGTTTTGAAGAGGGAAGGCGTTAATGTTCTGCCAACAGTAATACATATCAATACTTTGAACTGCTATTTCGTGGTTTGGAAACGAGACTGAATTTGGAAAGTTATATATAAGTTGATTGTTATTTCCGTCTTGAACGACGTTGTTTGTATTCAAAACAATAGTAGAAGGCATTTATATAATTAAGATATATTTTTTTATTTATTTACTGGCGGTTAATAAAGTCATTATTTCACTTGGTATTTCTGCTTCTGTATCACGAATGACTAAAACAATGGTAATGTTAGGGTCAAGAATCTGTATAGGTTTATAGTCAGCACCGAGTAATTGGATTCTTAATTGATTATAAGCACCGCCTAATAGGGTATTCCAAGCAAACTGTGGAGGAGAGATTGAAATCAACTCACCGAAACCAACATTAGGAGTGATATTGAAAATAATGGTATTAGGAATGGCATATTTATTGGCAATACCAGTAATGGCTAAAAATAGACAAGGGTTTGGTTGAACCTCTGGTGCGAGGTTATATTGAGAACTTGTATAACTGACAACAGAACTACCGGCAATTCCACCAACACTAAAATTGGAAGGGAATCCAATTATATTATTGAAATTACTTGTTCCAGTTAGAGGTTGAACGTTAAAGCCCGGTAAATAACTGGCACTTGGTAAACCGCCAGAGAAATAGTTGCTTGGAAGAGACCAACCAGTAGGTAGAGTGGTAGGAACTGGGAAAATATTAATTTGAACGGAATATAAGGAAGGGTTTAGAATAAGTTCGATATAGTAGACATTCTGACCACTGGCGTTGATAAGGTATGTGCCATTTGAAATCATTTGACTTTGTAAATAGGCGTTGATATCTGTTATTTGATATAGACCGTTTGGTATTACAATATTGAAGTAGGAGAGAGCAGTAGATTGATTTGGAAAACTGTATGAAAAAGAGTTGTTTTGAAGTGGTGTTGAATTGATATTCGTCCAAGAATAATACATATCGATATTTTGGACTGCTATTTCATGGTGAGGGAATGTCACACTATTTGGAAAGTTATATACTAGTTGGTTATTTTGACCGTCTTGGACTACATTGTTGGTATTGAATACTATGGTTGAAGGCATATTTTATATAGTAATGATATAAAATAAATCTTTCTAAAATCGAACTGGCCCATAAAAACTGGCTATATATCTCATATCTTCAAGTCCAAGATATGGTTTACTTAGTAATTCTTCAACTCTCTCACGTTCTTCTGGTGAGAGATTTCTGTATTTTTCAGAGGTTCTCACTTTTCTTATCTTTTCAGCGTCACTTCTTTTTTGTATGTTTCTTTCTTTTTCGAACCAGTTAGAGAGAACACCGTCTGGTTTTTTTGATTTTTCTGATTGTTCGAGTCTTCGTATATTTTCCAATATCCCACTTCCACATTGTAAACCTTTTCCACCTTGTCGGCGTTTTTTAGAATAATGTCTTCCACCAATATAATGTCCGATAGGTTCTCCAATACGCATACCAATTTCAAAAGGATTGAAACCAACAATACCTTTGAATGGATTTCCAATAGTTGTTCCTTCTTTGATAAGGTTATCCATGAGTAGTTTATTATCACCGATTTTAGCAAGTTCGTCAATAAGACCTCCGCCTTTTAGGTGATTTACAACTCTTTTGTATTCAGAATGGGTGGTTTTGGATAAAGGTCTTTCACTAATATTGCCTTGAAATCCAAGATAATAAGGAACAGCATTACTTCCACCAGCACAAAAATAAGGTTGGAAACCTTCAGACCTCATTTGTGGTATGTTATTCGAAACATTAGCGTTTCCTACTTTCCAGTGATAATTTCCGTAATTATCGGTTTCCTTTGAAGGTAAATAACTCATTGTATAAGTTTTAGTTAGAAATTATTTTAGGGATAATGAATATAGAATGATTGACTTGACCGTTCAAAACTTGAACTCTATTTATGAATCATTATGTAGAGAGAACCAGAAATTATTAAACGACTTGAAAAGTAGCGATTGTGATTCGTCTAAACAACGTGAAATTACACGACAAACCTCTTTAATTAACACTCTTATGTTAAATATAATCAAGTATAAGAATCTAAAAGAAAAATTCTCTTCATAAATATATATAATGAGTCGTAGACATTGTGGACATAAAGCAATAGGAGGAAGAATCATATCACACCACCACAGAAGAGTTCACGGAATGTGTGGTTCTGGAATGGGTTCAGTATTATTAAATCGTGAAGGAGGACCGGGGGTTGGTAGTTCATATCCAAGTATAGAACAATTTCAACAAATAACACATTCAAAAATACCAATGGCTGGAAGTGGATTTGCGAAGGGTCTAGGAGCTGGTTTAGGTGATAAACTTTCCAAGTTAATGGTAAAACCTTTGAAAACCAAGGCACATAATATTCACTTTGACTTTTAGATAGTTTAGGGGTTGTTCGTTTCAGATTTATTTTTGATAAATCCGAAAAATAAAATCTATTCATAACTTATAACATAATGGCCGACACTCTTGTTTTTGATATGTCAAAATCTGACGAAGGAGAACCTTCAGTCTTTGTCCGTAAAGATTGGTTATCAATTCTTGATAATCAAAATCAGAATTATACTGGTAATCAATCAGTCATTGATACTTCCCAATTGTCCAATTCAAATAAATATATGAATTACCGCGAGAGTTATATTCTTTTACCGCTTTTACTTACTTTAACCAACGATTCCGCTACCCCAACCTCTACTGTTGACCCAACCTCCGCTGCCGGAAGTTGTGATTATGCTTTAGGTTTAAAAAATTGGTATGGTCAAATCGTTCATAGTATGACTGTGGATTACCAAGGAACAACTATTGTCCAACAAACCCCTTTTGCTAATTTATGGAATTGTTTCAAACTGAATACAACCTTATGTTATGACGACGTTATTAACCAAGGTCCAAGTATCGGTTTTTTTCTTGATAACGCAATTTCTGTTAATTATACAAGTGGTAATAATACCAACGCTATTTCTGGAACAACTGCCAATAACAACGTTCAAGGTGCTTTCACAGTAGTAAACCAAGCATTAAATTCTTACGATACATTCAATGAAGGTCTATTAAAGAGAACCCAATACTGGAACTTTGATTTAGACGCTTCTACTGATATTGCTGCTAACTCTGCTACTTACAGCTCTTTGATTTCTGCTTCACAAACTAACCAAGTATGGAAATCTTATATTTTCAACAAGGTTGCTGGTGTTGCTACAAGTAAATCAATGGTATGGCAATCTGCTATTACTGCTCAAATCTATTTAAGACAATTACACCCATTCTTTGATTCTGTTCCATTATTAAAGGGTGTTTTCTTGAAATTAACACTTAACTTTAACCAATGTTCTGTTAACTTTACCACAACTGGTGCTACTGCTGGTTCTCAAACTTTTTCTGCTGTTACTGTTACCAGTCCATTAGGTGGAACAAACCCAATAATGATTTCTTCAACCACTTCTGGAGCAAGACCACTTATTGCTAATGGATATATTGCTTCTATCGCTGTTGGAGCAAAAGTATTGAACTCAACCCAATCTGCTCTTGGTGCTATTTCTGCTCCATTATCTCCAAGTATTATTCTGAACGTTCCTTCCTATACTTTTAACCCAGTATTTGAATCTGCTTATCTTGCTGACCCAGTTAAGAAAGTTGTTTATACTGATTTATATCAATATCAAATTGTTAACCAAATTACCGCCGGTGGTACGTTCAATAATCTTATAACAAACGGTATCGCAGACATAAAATCGGTATTAGTGCTTCCTTATTACTCAAAAGCGAGCAATGGAAATATTATTCCAATTCAATCACCTTTTGACCCAGCAAGTTCAACCACTTCTCCACTTGTTCTATTTAACCAATTTAACGTTCAAGTTTCTGGACAAAACGCAATTTATAACACTGAACGTTATGCTTTCGAACAATTTTTGAATCAATTACACGGTCAAACCGGTTCAGTCAATGGTGGATTAACTGACGGTGAATCCTCTGGATTAGTTGGACAATTAGCCTTTGAAACTTGTTATAACTATTACTATGTTAACTGTGGTAGAATGTTACCAGTCGAACAATCAGTTCCAAAATCAGTAAACGTTCTTGGAACATTATCTGGTTCAGTTCCAATCGATATGTATATTTTCGTGGAATACGGTGTCAGTGTTGCTATTGATATCCTTTCGGGTGCGAGAGTATAATAGATTTAGAAAAGATTTAGAAAAGATATGGAAATTAATAAAAGTGCTTGAATTATTATATACCTATTGATATATAACAATGAGTGAATTTCAAGAGATATGTATTGCTCACCCTTCAATGAAGGTGTTTAGTAAATTAAAGAACGGACACAAGGTTCGATTAGTTCCAGTAGAACACGGTGAAGGTGTATTTTTACACGTCCACCACCACCGAGGACACCAAATATTAAAAGCATTAAAAGCAAAAAAAGGACTTCATATTGCTTTGACACCAGAAGAAATCCACCATAATCATGGAGAAGGTATCTTTGGAAAAATAGGTGATTCTATTTTGAGAGGTATTGGAGATTTCACTGGTATTGGTGGAGACCGTTTCAAAGATATAGCTTATGCTGTTGGAGATAAGGTGAAACCATACGCAAAAGAATTATTGAATAAAGGTATTGACGCTGGTATTGGAGCATTATCCGCATTCCAACCAGAATTAGCACCTTTTTTAGCAATGGGCGCTCAACCTTTGAAAAACTTGACTGGTTCTTATTTAGATAACCCAAGTAAGTTTGGAGTTGGAGAGAGAGGAAGTTCAAATCCAAATCCACCACCTTCAAGAGGACAAAGCATGCCACAACAATTAGCACCTCAACTTTCTGGAATGCCATATGGAATGCCATATGGAATGCCATACGGAATGCCATACGGAATGCCTTATGGAATGCCATACGGAATGCCATACGGATATCCACCAGTTCCACAAGCACCACCAAGACTACGAGATTTTATTGGAAATCCACGTATAACAAGAGGAGTAAAAGGTTCAAATAGAGTAGGAGGAATGGCAGCGAGACAAGAACCAACATTACAAGAATTGAATAAATATACTGGTGAAGACGCTGGTAAATTATCGAGAGCCAATTTTGATAATTATTTGAAAAACCTTGATTTATCAACATTACAAAACTTGATACAAGAAAAACAAAGCACCACACCAATAGCACCTTATCAATTTGGAAAGGTAAACGGAACTGGTTTATCACACGCTGAAACAATCCACGAATTACAAAAACACGCCAGAATTAGACATAAACATATTCATAGAAAGTTTGAAAAAAGTAGTGTTGGTATACACGGTAATTTAGTATCTCATGGAGGAGCATTACCACCAGCATTAATGAGTCAAGCAAACTCTGCTAATTTCCAGTTTGCCAGTAGACTTCCACCAGCATATCAAGCTCAGATAAAAGGAGGTGGAATAGGAGGAATAGACCCAAGCAAAATAAAACTAAGTCCACAACAACAACAATTTTTGGATAGAGCAAAGAGAAGTCAAGAACGCTTTGAAAAAGGAATAGGAAAAAAACGGTTAACAGAAGAAGAATATAAAGCACAAGGATACAAACCAGAAACCGAAGCAGATAGAATGCTACAATATGTAAAGAAATATCACCCAGAAGACGCACGAACAGAGGACGGAAGAAGACTAATAAAGAGATTAGGTCATATTTAAGATATTCATATAAAAATTATTGTTTTATATTAATATTAAGGTTAAAAATCAATTAAAATATAAAAAATAAACAGAATTCTTTATATTTTATGAAAAAAACATACAAAAACCTTAATAAAAACGTTTTTATTAAGGTTTTTGTATGTTTTTTATGATATTTTTATAGTTTTATCTTTATTTATTCATTAATTAAGTTAATTTTTAAGTTATTTATTGATTTTTTATACGATATTCTTAATTTTCTGTTAAACGAACGCTCGGGTTCCGATTGAGACCTTACCACAAAATATGTCTTGAAAGGTTATTTGCCGAGACATTATTATAAGTTAATATATATATTAACTTTTAAATTATTTTCTCAAAATATAGTTCATAATGATAAGTTCTTTTCTATTTTTTGTTTCTTTTTTTGTCACAACATTCGTATGATTGAATACCTTAACTGATTTTATAATGTATCCTTTGAATAGGTTTCTAATATATTTGTTATCATTAAGGGTAATCATAAACATACCCTTTATTCTTCCTACTACTTGTCTGAACCTCTCAAAATCAAACTCATTACCTTGTGCGTATCCTAATCCATTACTTGTTCCTTGATAGGGAGGGTCTAAAAAAAAGAATGTATCTGGTGAATCTATTTCCTCAATTACCTTTTCATAATCCTTACTACTTATCATAACACCTTTCAATTTATTTTTATAAAAATCAATATTTTTAAATGTTGAAAAGGGATTGGAGTATT